ATTTCGATACCGCTTACTATGCTCATATCAATGTTGGTAAGTGGGACAAACCTTTTGTCGTTACCGCTTGACAAACACCCCATGGTGTGTTACCATGTATCTGTTGATTAACTCTTTTTAAGGAAATATATTATGGCAAAATCAAATCGTTGGCAAAAAGCTATTGTCGTCCTCTCACAGGGCGGCGTTTTTAGTGCAGAGAAACTTTGTGAAGAAATGCAATACGACTCCGTGTACCGTGTTTCGAATGTGTTACTTGACACGAAAATCTTTGCTGGTGCTATCATCAAAAGCGTCCGTGATGGTCGCAAGGTAGTTGGTTACGAACTCGTCAACATTGACGAAATGAAACAACTAATTGCTAGTGGCGCATTTGCCGCTTCAGCTACCAAAGCTGTTGCAAAGCCTAAGACAACTACAGTTAAGACTGCCGTTGCTAAGACTGCAAAGCCTGTGAAAGCGAAGAAAGTTACTCCTGTGCCCGTTCGTGCTGGTGATTCCCTTGATGGAATTATGTCTGCGATGGCAAAGTCTTCTGCAAAGAAACCCGTCAACCTGTTAGATGAAATCGATACAGACGTTGAGGACTTTGAAGACCGCCAATTTGCTGAAGCATATATTCGAACATAATTATTGGAGTGATATGGATGACCGTGTAGTAATAGAACGATACATCCTTGAAGCATGGGATCAAGGCTTGACTGGTGCTGACGTTGTAACATACGTTCAGTATATGTCAAGCATTCCCGTTTTTGAGATAGAGCCTGTTTTACAAAATTTAATTGCGAGAATGTCAGAATGAAACTTTCACTATATGAGAAATTATTGCAGTATGACTGGTTCTATAAGATGATACAACATTTTACTCTCATGGAGTATTTTGTGATTATGATTGTTATTGGATTGATTATATGGGTGTGAGTAAACTTTATCTAGACATGGATGGTGTTTTGTGTTCCTTTGAGAACCGATATCTTGAATTGTTTGGTGAAAGTCCTGGTTCGTCTAGAGATAGAAAAAACTTCTCAAGTAACTGGGTTCAATTTATTGAAGGTGAAAACTTTGCTACACTAGATTGGAATCCTGGCGGGCAAGAATTGCTTGCTTACGTGCGAACTATACCAAACATTGAAATTGAAATGTTGACTTCAAGTGGTGGAATGAAGTATCATACTGAAGTGACAATCCAAAAGACACAGTGGCTTTGCGAACGTGGTATTGAATTTAAAATAAATACTGTACCCGGCCGTAAATTAAAAGCCGCATATGCAACATCAACAACTATTTTAGTTGATGACACACCAGACGTAATTGATTCGTTTGGTGCCGCTGGCGGTATTACGATACTGCATAAAGATGTAAATGAGACTATTGCTAAACTACAATTTTATTGTGAAGAGTATATTCTCCCACCTCATACCGATTGAGAGTAAAAATGAAAATTGCTATTGCTTCCGATGTTCACCTTGAATTCGGAGACTTAATTTTAAAGAACGAAGAAAACGCTGACGTATTAATACTGTCTGGCGATATCTGCGTTGCCGCTGACTTTCGTAAGTCTGATCCATATGGGCTTGTAGAGTATGGTAAAAGTCAACGTTATATTGACTTCTTTTCCCGTTGTGCGTTTGAATTTCCTAAAGTGATTTACATTGCCGGCAACCACGAACACTATAATGGTGACTATGCTGAAACGTTTACCATTCTACGAAACTTTCTCGGACACATTCCGAATCTACACATCCTTGACAAAGAACATGTAGTCATTGATGACGTAACATTTATTGGTGGTACATTGTGGACTGACATGAATGCACAAGACCCTGTTACACTTGCACACATTCGTGGCATAATGAATGATTTTCGCATTATTCAAAACAGCACCGAAATGGTATCGTACAAGACAATGGTCAATGCATATGATGCTGATGGCAATGTGAAGTTAGATGAAAATGGGCAACCAATTCAACAAGCCGAATTTCATAAACGTCCTGCTAGATTCACACCAGAAGATACTGTACAAGATCACAAGAAAATGTTACAATACATTCAAGTGACTACTGCAATGCTTGGTGAGAATACAAACAAGTATGTTGTTGTTGGGCATCATGCACCTAGCAAGGCATCTACACATCCACGATATCAAACTGAAGTGATTATGAATGGTGCATACAGTAGCCGTTTGGATCAATTCATTCTTGATAATCCACAAATTAAATTGTGGACTCATGGACACACACACGAAGACTTTGATTATATGATTGGTACTACTAGGGTTGTTTGCAATCCACGTGGATACATTAATTATGAAGACCGTGCTGATAACTTTAAACTAAAATACGTGGAGATTTAATGGAAGACCCTATTGACTTTGAGAATTCACATCCAGATATGGAAAAGATTATTGGATCAGACAAACTTTTGCCAGTAACAAGATCAGTAGCAAAAATGCTGATGCGTAATCCTTACACATCATTAGGGAAATTCTTTAAGAAGTTATCTGATGAAAACTTAGAAGTGTTAATGGAAATAATTGATGAGGGTGACAGCGAATTCAATGAGCGTATGGAAGACATTGTGCTAATGACAGAAATGTTATCCCGTGCTGAAGGTGTGCCAAGCGAATCTATTGAAGAGATTACCGAAAATGTAAATTACTTTGGTGCATGTGTGACATGTGTTTCACTTGCACGAAAGGGTCTCGTTCGTGTATACTATGAGAACATGTCGTTTGGTACCGATAATGGTGAAAAAGTAATTGTGGAGAGAATATGAAAACTTATGACACATTCGAAAACGTTGATAGCATGTCACCATGCATGAAACGTCCTATTGTTATCAATGCTAAACGTATTGACGAAGATTTTCGTGTAAATACTTTAGAGGGTAATTACAAGCAAGGCAAAGCTGGTGATTATCTTATGAAAGGTATTGACGGAGAACTTTATATTTGTGATGGTCCTATTTTTGAAAAGACTTACGATTTCGTATGAACATCTTCTATCTTGATCCCAATCCAAAAGTCTGTGCAGAAATGCACTTAGACAAACACGTTGTTAAAATGATTATTGAGTATGCACAACTCATGTCTACCACACACCGTGTTCTTGATGGCGACAAATACATAGATAAGACTTCAAACAATCGTAACATTCAACGTTGGCGCATGAAAAACGAAATCATTGAATACAGCTTGATGAAAGCATCACACGTTAATCATCCGTCAAACATATGGGTTCGTGCAAGCAAACAAAACTATATGTGGCTGTATCAGATGTGGACTCACTTATTGGCTGAGTATACACATCGATACGGCAAACACCATGCGTGTGAAAAATATGCAAAATATCTTTGTGTGCCTCCAGAAAACATTGCTGACATTCCATTCACTGAGCCTACTCCTGCAATGCCCGATATCTACAAAGTGACAAATGATTCTATTCGGTCATATCAAAACTACTATATACATGATAAGGCGAGATTCGCAAATTGGAAAAACAGAGAAATCCCAGAATGGTTCTCATACGGAGTAAACAATGCCAACATACAACTTCATCAATAAAGATACTGGTGAAATAACAGAAAAATTCTTTAGCATGAGTGTTAGAGAAGAATACCTCAAAGACAATCCACATCTAGAATCTATTTTACTAGGAGCTCCATCATTAGGCGATCCTGTTAGGTTGGGTTTACGAAAGCCAGACAATGGATTTAGAGAAGTCCTTGCCAAAGCTAAAGAAGCGCACCCTTTAGGAAATATTAACACGTTCTAATAATGGCAACGCATAAAAATACTACAACATCAAAAAGGGCACCTATGGCAAGAAAACCTGCTGTATCTAAAGCGGCAAATACTGAACCAGAATTTCAAATCCCTCCTAAATTAAAATCAGTCAATAACACACTCAGACTTAGACTAGACGATTTAAAGACTTTTGATCCCCTAACAGAAAACCAAAAACTTTTCTTTGATGCATATAAGCGTGGAGACTATTTTGTAGCACTTCATGGTGTAGCAGGTACAGGTAAAACATTCTGTGCGCTATACAAAGCAATCGAAGAAGTGATGGACAAATCAAATCCATTTGATAAAATCATTGTAGTACGTTCTGCGGTTCAAAGCCGAGAGATCGGACATTTACCTGGTGACGTAAATGAAAAGATGGAAATCTATCAACAACCATATCGTCAAATCTGCGACACCCTTTTTGGCCGCAAAGATGCATGGGATAGATTAGAAGAACAAGGTCATATTGAATTTATTTCTACATCATTCATTCGTGGTATGTCATTTGATGATGCTATCATTATTGTTGATGAAATGCAAAACATGACATATGAAGAAATTGATACTGTAATGACACGGGTTGGTTATCGTTCTAAAATTATTTGGTGTGGTGACTACAGACAAACAGATTTGAATAAGAAGAAGAATGATGTGTCTGGTATTCTTAAATTCTTTGACATTGCATATCACATGAATGCATTTACAAAGATTGAATTTACTGTAGATGATATTGTTCGTTCATCATTGGTAAAAGATTACATTCTTGCTAAACTGCAATACGAAGATGGAATTGAAACTGCTAAATAAAATATCATTATAACTACAGGATTACTGAAGTGAAATTTAAACACATTGGATGCGACATTGACTATGATTTGGAAACCGAAACAATAAACGGCAAACGATTCTATAAGACACCAGAGGGATTACTATATCCTTCTGTGACTACGATTACATCCCAACACGGCAAAGATAAAATCCTTGAATGGAGAAAACGTGTGGGTGAAGAAGAAGCGAATCGTATTTCAACTAGAGCATCCAATCGTGGAACTAAAGTACACAAGATTTGCGAAAACTATTTGAACAATGAAGAAGATTATGCCCGCACAAATCCAGCGCATATACACAAGACAATGCCAGATACCATTGCTATGTTCAAATCGTTACAACCTCTATTGGATGAACATGTAAACAACATTCATGCGTTAGAGATTCCTTTGTATTCGCATCATTTAAAAGTTGCTGGTAGAGTTGACTGTATTGCAGAATATGATGGCAAATTATCTATTATCGACTTCAAGACTTCAGGCAAATTAAAAGAAGAGAGTTGGATTAAGGGATACTTTATGCAGTGTTCTGCTTATGCAGTCATGTATGAAGAACGAACTGGAATACCAGTATCTCAAATTGTAATTATGATTGCCGTTGACTCTGAACATCCACAAGTGTTCATTAAGAAACGCAATGATTACATCAAAGATTTTATATCTTACCGTGAAGCATATGATGCGGTACTGATTGACTAGTTGCATAAATAATGATATAATGTTAGTTATTGCTGTATGAAGCAAAGAGAAACAGGTTCTGGACGGGGGTGCGAATCCCCCCACCTCCACCAAAAGTAAATTATGAAATATAAAATTGTAGTAAAAACTGGCGACAAAACTTTCGTAAAAGGTGTAAGTAAGAGTAAAGAACATTTGCTCGTTAAAGCGGAAAGTCTTTCTAAAAAACATCCTAATTGGAAAGTATATGTCGTTTCAGAAAATACAATTATATAATTTATTTTTGATGGGGGTGCATAGTTTCGACAGGGCAAAGAGTAACAGAGTGGACAGCACATCAGCAACGATGTAAAAAGAAGAAAAAAAAGTAAACGCAAACGACTCACGTTTCGCATTGGCAGCCTAAACGCTGACTAGGGTTTCGACAGGTTTCCTCGTAACAGAATAACCTGTCACTAATTTTATAATAAAATAGGATGGAAATAATATGCAAAAAACTGCCTTGATTACGGGTATTACAGGACAAGACGGAAGTTATCTAGCAGAACTTCTACTTGAAAAAGGTTATGATGTGCATGGTCTTGTACGCCGTTCAAGTACAGGAAACAATACTGCAAACATCAACCATGTCAAAGACCAAATTACATTTCACTATAGCGATCTAACAGATGCGGCTAATCTTGAAAGTATTATGCTCAAAGTAAGACCAGATGAGGTTTATAACTTAGGCGCACAAAGTCACGTTAGCGTAAGTTATGATTGCCCAACATACACTGGCGATGTTAACGCTATTGGCGTACTCAAATTGCTTGAAGCAGTCAAACGATTATCTAAAGAAAAGCAAGTCAAATTTTATCAAGCATCAACTAGTGAGTTGTATGGTAAGGTAAAAGAAACTCCACAAACAGAAAACACTCCATTCTATCCACGTTCACCTTATGCTGTTGCTAAGATGTATGGCTATTGGATTACAGTAAACTATCGTGAGAGTTTTAATCTATTCTCATGCAATGGTATTTTGTTTAATCACGAAAGTCCACGTAGAGGTCCTGAATTTGTTACACGTAAAATTGTATTAGGTATGATTCGTACTCATCTAGGTTTGCAAGATATTCTAGAACTAGGAAATCTAACAGCAAGGCGTGATTGGGGACATGCTAAAGATTACGTTCGTGCGATGTGGTTGATTCTGCAACAAGACAAACCAGATGACTATGCAATCTCTAGTGGTGAAGAGCATTCAGTAAAAGACTTCTGTAATGATGTTGCAACATATCTTGGATTTGAAATTGAATGGCGTGGTGAAGGTTTAGATGAAATTGGTATCAATAAATCTACAGGCAAGACTATCATCAAAGTGAATAAAGATTTTTATCGTCCAGCAGAAGTGCCAACAATTTTTGGTGATTGCACTAAAGCAAAAACTGTTTTGGGTTGGACACCAGAGTATACATTTAAAGATTTAGTGTTCGATATGTGCGAAAGTGAAATGAGGATTCAGAAAAATGGAAACCCCTAAAATATATGAAAGTCCAGATGGCGGTAAGACAGTCTATGCTAGAGACTTTGGTGCACCACCAAACTTTAGAGTTTTAGTTAAGTCACCAGAAAAAAGAGTTGTTCTAGTGACAGGTGGATTTGATCCACTTCACTCAGGGCATCTTGCATACTTCAAATCGGCTAAAGCATTAGGCGACACACTTGTTGTCGGTATCAATTCTGATTCTTGGTTGAAAAGAAAAAAAGGACGTTCGTTCTATACTTGGGATGAACGTTTTCAGTTGATTAAGAATTTAGAGATGGTAGATTACGTTATAGAATTTAACGATGATGAAAATAATTCTATCAATGCAATCAAGCAAGCAACTCAAACATTTCCTGGCGCAAAGATCATTTTTGCAAATGGTGGAGATAGAACAGCAGAAAACATTCCAGAAATGGGATTGCTTGATGATATACAATACAAAGAAAACTTAGAATTTGTATTCTCTGTTGGTGGTGATAACAAAATGAATTCATCTTCATGGATTCTTGAAGAGTGGAAAGCACCTAAGACTAGCAGAGCATGGGGATACTATAGAGTACTGCATGAACAAGGTAAAGAAATCAAAGTAAAAGAATTAACTGTTGGTGCTAAAACTTGTTTAAGTATGCAAAAACACAAAGACAGAGCCGAGCATTGGTTTGTTGCTGAAGGTACTGCTACAGTCTACACACTAAATGCTGGTACTGATATGGACTTAGTTGGGACTTACAATAAATTTGAAAGTCTACATATTAATAAAGAACAATGGCACAAACTCTGCAATGAAACAGATGAACCATTGAGAGTTATTGAAATTCAATATGGCGAAAATTGCATTGAAGAGGACATTGAAAGAAAATGATTAATATACCAGTAAGTGTCGGTGAACTTGTAGATAAGATTACCATTCTGAAAATCAAACTCACTCAGATTAAAGACAAAGAAAAACTAATCAATGTTCAAAAAGAACATGATGCATTGACTTCTCTTTCTGAATATGTTACAATACAAAAAGATGTGCTAGAACAACAACAACAATTGATGGAAATCAATTTGCGTTTATGGTTTCTTGAAGAAGACATTAGACATTACGAAAAAACTAACTTTTTTGAATCAGCATTTATTGATGTTGCAAGAAAGATATATAAAACAAACGATGAACGAAGCCGAATCAAAAAAGAAATAAATGTTCTTTGTAATTCGGAATTAGTTGAAGAAAAATCACATGAGGAATAATATGAAAAAACTACTTGAACTTGGCGATCACTATGTAAGCGACTTTATTAAAGATGACAGCGAAATGGCTGGACGTAAAAAGTACAGTCTTGATTTGTATCTTGATGAAGAGTTAGGCGCACCACGATTAAAAGATGTTGCACCAGCATCCACAATGTGGGGTAAGTATTGGTATCGTAGTGCAATCAATACTAGCATGACACTTGAACTTCAAGGCATTGTTAAAGAAATTACATCCAGAGTTAAGTTGAAAGACGATGACATTTGGCTTGACATTGCATGTAACGATGGCACACTATTGAAAGCAGTACCAGACAATCTAAACAAAGTTGGTATTGATCCTTGCGATGATTCATTCTATGCAGAAAGCAGTAAAGTTGCTACTGTTGTACAAGATTACTTCAGCAAAGATGCATGGAAGAAAACAAAGTTTGCAGATAAAAAAGCAAAAGTTATTACTTGCATTGCGATGTTCTATGACTTAGACAATCCACATCCATTTGTACAAGACATGTATGACATTCTTGACGATGATGGCGTTGCTGTTCTTCAGATGAGTTATACACCTTTGATGGTCAATCAATTAGCGTTTGATAACATTTGTCACGAACACGTTTATTACTATGACTTGAAGAGTATTAGTAAGCTATTTTCTCAACATGGATTTAATCTTGTCGATTGCAGTTTGAATGATACGAATGGTGGTAGCTTCAGAGTTTACTTCCAAAAAGATACTGCAAACATTACAAGTTTTGGAACTTCTCCTTTGCGTGATGTGTGTAATTATCGTGTAGAATCAATTCTAAACTATGAGCATAATGTTTTAGATATTTCAAGTCCTTTAGTTTGGGACGCATTCAAAATTAGACTTGATGATTTGAGAAACGATGTTCTTACATTTATTGAAGAAGCAAAGTCTTCAGGTAAGAGTGTCTATGGTTATGGCGCAAGTACTAAAGGCAATACGTTGCTACAATACTTTGGTTTAGATGGTACTCACATCAATGCTATTGCAGAACGTAGCCCATACAAGTTTGGTTATAAAACAATTGGAACAAACATTCCAATTGTCAGCGAAGAAGAAATGCGTAAAGCAAATCCAGACTATGCTTTGGTTCTTCCATGGCACTTCATTAGCGAATTCCAAACAAGAGAAAAAGCATTCTTAGATGCGGGTGGTTCATTCATTGTTCCATGTCCAATCTTTGAAATTATTTCAAAATGAATTTCACCAAGATCGTTTTCTTCAATCAATGGAGAAACGGCGACTGTTTCATAAACAAAGAATATGTTCGTGATATCATTAGCCGTTTTCCTAATGTTGAATTCTTATATGCACACAACAATCATCCAAACATTGTAGAGGATTTAAATTGTAAGCATGTAACACTTAACGAAATTCCTGCTATTGGCACTTTTGTGCCTTTAGCGGTTTCACAAACTGAACCCAATACATTATACATTAACACTTGGGTTGGTTGTTGGATTGGCAAACACTTAGCAGAAAAAGATCATGCTAATTTTCATTGTCTTCACACGATGTGGAAAGAAATTTTCAATGCATTAGAAATTGAAATGAAAGGTGATTACTTTTTCTATCTACCAAAGATTGATTGGTATCGTTTTGATTTGAAAGAATGCAATTCATATTTGAGATTAACCATTCCAAAGAATTTGATTCTCATTTGCAATGGTGTTCAGCAAAGCGAACAGAGTAGCATGGGTGATATGAAAAATATCATCGACTCTATATCATCTAGTTTTCCAGACTATGAATTTTTAATTACGCACGACATTGGAATATCTAATAAGAATGTAAGTTGTACAGATAAGATATTTGGTTCTCCAACAGGCAATTTAAATCAGATTGCTTATATCAGTCAGTTTGCAAAGTTGATTATTGGTAAGAATAGTGGTCCGTTTACATACGCACACACCAAATCAAACATGAACAATCCAGAACAAACATTCATGTGTTTCAGCCACAGAATGAGAGATTGTTTGATGGGTGAGGGTGACTATTTGACAAACTCATATTTTAGTGATACAATAGATGATAACGTTGCAATTAGAATCATAACAGATTTAATTCTGACACCAGCATATTCTTCTGATAGAAAATCCACAAAACATATAACATGAAAAAAGTAATTTTAGTAACTGGTGCGACTAAAGAATGTGGCATCTATCAGTATGCAGATTCTGTATATGAAATTTTAAAAACGTCTAAAAATTATGAGTTTGAATTTTTAGCTACAAATTCGTATAAAGAATTTAATGATAGAGTATCAGTTGTAGACCCATATGCTATTATATACAATCATCATCCATCTACGCTGAATTGGTTAAACAATGGCATCACTAGACCAATTGCAAATTCAACAAATGCTAAACAACTAGCGATTGTTGGACACGAACATGTTAATAAATTTACTGGAGTTAGTTCTTACATTTTCACTGACCCTAGAAAAGAAACTTTGGGTGATGAATACGCTGGTGTGCCACCGATCACATATTACGACAACATTCAATATTCAAAAGCTAATGAAGTGTTGAAGATTGGCACAAGCGGTATTAGTAACGTAACAAAGAATCTAGAACAAATCATTGGTTTAATAAACGAACAGTTTAGCGAAGATGTTATTCTAAATCTTCATCTATCAAATGGTGCTTACGTTGATCCAAGCGGTGGACTTTCAAATTCATTAGAAGAAGCATGTAGAAAACTGGCTAAGAGTAATGTTCAAATTAATGTAACTCAAGAATTCTTCAATAAGAAAGATTTGATTACTTGGTTGAATCAAAACGACATTAATCTGTATTGGTATAAGACACCAAATGTTCCTGGTGTGAGTGGATCAGTAGATCGTGCGTTAGCATCAAAGAAACCTTTTGGCGTTAATGATTCCACATTCTTATCACACACCAGAAGAGATTTCAACGATTTGACAAAAACTTCAATCAAAGATATTGTTGCTGGTGGAATTGAACCATTTCAAGAATTCTATGATGTTTGGAATCCAAATAAATTATTGACATTGTACGAAGGGTTATTAGACAAATGAAAACTGCATTAGTACTGGGCGCAGGTGGCTTCATTGGCGGCCACATGGTTAAGCGTTTAAAATCAGAAGGTTATTGGGTTCGTGGTGCAGATAAAAAACTACATGAACATGAATACAGTCACGCAGATGATTTTCAACTTGCAGATTTAACTTCACAATCTGAAGTACGAAAAGTTATTGACCAACAATTTGATGAAGTGTATCAATTGGCTGCCGACATGGGTGGTGCAGGCTATATCAATACAAATCTCTATGATGCAGATGTAATGCACAATAGTGCAACGATTAATTTGAATGTTCTTCATAGATGCAAAGAAATGAACATCAAAAAAGTTTTCTTCAGTAGTAGTGCATGTGTGTATAATGAAGAATTACAATCAACAAATATAAGTCCTGATTGCAGAGAATCAAGTGCATATCCAGCACATCCTGATTCTGAATATGGATGGGAGAAGTTATTCTCTGAAAGACTGTTTCATGCATACAATCGTCAACATGGTATGCAAAACAAAGTTGCTAGATTTCATAACATCTTTGGTCCATATGGTACATGGGACGGAGGTAAAGAGAAGTTTCCAGCCGCAGTTTGTAGAAAGATTGCAAAAGCGAATGATGGCGATGAAATTGAAATTTGGGGTGATGGTGAACAGACTAGAAGTTTTCTATACATTGATGATTGCATTGAAGGTGTTAGACACCTGATGAACAGTGAAACGTTTCATGGTCCAGTTAACATTGGTGCAGATCAAATGATTAGCATTAATGATACAGTTGATCTTGTTGCACAAATTGCAGGTAAAACAATTCGCAAGAAACACATTGATGGTCCAACAGGTGTGCGTGGACGTAACAGTAACAATGAGTTGATAGAAGAAAAATTAAATTGGCGCCCAAGTCAAAATCTGAAAGAGGGACTGAAAGAAACCTATCGATGGATTAATTTTAATGTTGAAAATGGAAAACAATAAAATGAAACGCACTATATTATTTGTCACACAGACTTTAGGATTTAAAGCCGCTTGTGGTATAGGATTGATGGGTGATGTTACAGGAAAAGTATTACTTGAACATCCAGAATTTAATTTTAAGATGGTTTACGCAGACGATATTCCTACAGTAGAAGACGCAATTCTATCTTTCAGACCTGAAGCAATCGTTTATAACTACGCACCAGGAACAACTCCATGGATGGATCATCCACATTTGAGACATGTGTTTCCTGAAATCAAACACATCCGAATCATGCATGACATGAGCCAATCAATTGCAGATGCATACTTACCTAGATTCAATCATGGTTGGGAATACATTATTGCAGATGATCCTAGCGTGAAAGAAACGCAACATGTGTTTACGACAAATCGTTTGCTTCCAGGAAAACCAACAGTATCATACGTTGAGCCTGAGAAACCAATCATAGGATTTCAAGGGTTTGGTCCACCACACAAAGGCATTGCTAGTCTAGCGCACAAAGTACAAGAAGAATTTGATGAAGCAACATTAAGACTTCACATTCCTTTTGGGTTCTATGAAGATCAAGTTCATGGACGTAAAGGAAGTAATGCACTTGCAAGAGCAGAAGAAGTTAGACGCATTATCACAAAACCAGGAATTGATGTTATTATCACACATGATCTATTAGACACTCAGCAGATTATTAACTTGTTAGCGCAAAATACGATTAACTGTTACTTCTATGATTATCTAGATGGATGTGGTCTAGCAAGTAGTCCAGACTATGCATTAGCGTCAGGGCGCCCTATTGCAGTAACACGCAGTCATCAGATGCGAAACTACTGGGACTTAAAGCCTAGTGTTTTAATTGAAAATAGTAGCATCAAGCAAATCATTGCAAATGGTACTGCACCCCTAGAACCTCTGTATAAAGCATACAGCAAGGAAAGCGTTTGGCAAGATTATTCAAGAATTCTTAATAAATTGCTAAATAGATAACCCACTAAACATTTTTTGGGTATCTTACACAACTCATCACACACAGGAGGAAATATGAGTAAAACACCGTTCGAAATTCGCCTTGAGATTCTCGATATGGCGAAAGGCATCGTAATGGAAGACTATTACGCAAAGCAAAATTGGATCAGAGAAAAATGGGAGGTTGAATCAAGTATCGCAAGAGACACTGGCGTTACTGTACCAAACAGACCAGAAAATCCTGAGTTTCCAACTTCAGAAGACATACTGAAGAAAGCAAAAGAATTAAAAGCGTTTATCGATAACGCATAATTAGTTTGCAGGAGGGGTACAATGTATCCCTCCGTTCAAAAAAGAAAGGAAAAATATGAGAGCATTACTCGCCGTAATATTTTTAGTACTATTGTCAATCACATCTCTGTCACATGCATCAGCGACATTACCAACACTCAGAGAATTATCAGAAGCATCAACTGCACCAAAAGATTCAAGTAAAGCAGACTTGTATTGGATGGCAATGAACATCTATCACGAAGCTGGCAATCAACCACTTATTGGCAAGATTGCTGTGGGCGTAGTGACACTAAACAGACTAAAGGATAAACGCTATCCAAAAAACATTCGTGATGTTGTCACGGAGCCATACCAGTTTTCTTGGTACAATACCAAACAAGCAAACACACCACCCGCCAACAACATTCGTTGGAAAGAATCATATGAAGTTGCGAAACTTCTGTTGACAAAAGCAATAGGTAGTGATATAATTAAACTCTTAGAGGGCGCTACACACTTCCATGCAATTGATGTTAAGCCCGCATGGGTTAACAAAGTGCATAGAATTGCACAAATTGAAGGCCATATTTTTTATAGATTATAACAGAGGAAATTTTGCAATGAGTATTATGAAAACTGAAGTTAAAGTGAGATCGTATCAGCGTAAGAATGGATATCCAGCTTACTACTATGCATCCGAGAGTGAGATAAATAATTCAAATTTTCGTACAGCAAAACCAGCAAAGGTGCAAACACAATTTGGCTACTACAAAAACGGTAGAATTACATCGGTACGATTCTATGAATCTTAAAATTCTGACTCAGAAAGAGTTTGAAACCGAAATCAAAAAGATTCAATTCGATAGGCATCCAATTACAATGATTGATGCCATCATTGAATACTGTACTATCAAAAACATTGAAGTTGAGACTGCGGCATCTTTAATTACACCTCGCATGAAGTCTTCTATTGAAGGTGAAGCAATGAAGTTGAAAATGATTGCACCGAAAGCTAGATTACCTATTGAGGTCGAAGACTGATGAAGATGGATGCTATAGACGCATACAAGGTTTATTTAGGAATTAAAAATCATTTTACGTTAGACAGTTACGATTGGTTCAAGTACAACAAGAAAGTCAATGTCACATACGATTCGTTTTTGAAACGTAAAGACAAAATCTTTTTTGCTAAACTTGGCAATCGTAAAGATGCTTACTTAGAAGAGTTTTTAGTTTCTAATTTTATGCACGACACAAAAATGTGGGTCGGTGAACTTCTGTCTGAAGAGTGTGAAGAACGCTACAAAGAATGGAAACGTAGGCAAGAATCTTTGACGTATGTATTTAAAAATGAGATGGACTTTATCTCTGGTTGGTCAGCCAACGAACTGAATGAATTTTTTGATGCTAAAAGTGGAGATCATCCACCAATCATCAAGAAATATTTAAGAGGAGAAATCAGTCTGGAGACTCTAGCAATATTGAATTCACTATTGCATTTTGTCAAAAGATATGATACAATGATACATGATCCAATCTACAAAGAGGTAAGCAAGTTATGCAAAAAGTACCAGCCCTTTTTAAATTACGATACGGCACGGATGAAAAAGTCACTCAGAGAGTTAGTAGTGGCTTAGTGGCAGTAATGGCTAAACCCAAGAAGGTTTGCCGTCTATTGTCACAAAAAGAGAATTGTGATCGACTATATAATACAGTAGATTATGATAAAAGTGGACAAGCAAAACATACATTTAATACTTAACATACAAGGAATATACTAATATGGCATCATCATCATTTGCAGATTTGAAAAAGTCACGCACCAAAGATTTGGAAAAACTCACAGACGCAGTTTCCAAACTCACAAACAAAGAAGAAGGTAAGAAGTCTTATGAAGACCTTCGCTTCTGGAAACCCACAGTAGACAAAGCAGGCAATGGATTCGCAACGATTCGTTTTCTTCCCGCACCCGCAGGCGAAGATGTGCCTTGGGTTCAAGTATTTCAGCACTCGTTTCAAGGTCCTGGTGGATGGTACATTGAAAATTCGTTGACTACACTCAACAAGAAAGACCCTGTGTCTGAACACAATAGCATTCTATGGAACTCTGGTTCTGATGCTAACAAAGATATTGCACGTAAGCAAAAGCGTAAGTTGCAGTATATCGCAAACGTTTATATTGTCAAAGACCCTGCAAACTCTGACAATGACGGAACAGTTAAGTTGTTCAAATTCGGCAAGAAGATTTTCGACAAGTTAAATGAAAAGATGAATCCTGAGTTTGAAGATGAAGTCGCTGTCAATCCATTTGATCTCTGGGAAGGTGCGAACTTCAAGTTGAAGATTCGTAAAGTTGAAGGCTATCAGAATTATGATAAGTCTGAGTTTGATACATCAGCACCATTGTCTGGTGATGAAGATGATCTAGAACGTATTTGGAAACAAGAGTACAACTTGTCTGAATTCTTAGATGAAAAGAACTTTAAGTCTTATGATGAGTTGAAAGCACGTTTGAACAAAGTGCTTGGACTTGAAGATGGTTCTTCTGGTGATAACTATCAGTCCACTAAGCCTAACGTACCAGTTACTGCTTCAGCTAAACCAGCGCCAGCACCTGCTAAGAAAACTACAGTTGCAGACTCAGTTGATGATGACGAAGACTTGAGTTATTTTGAGAAGTTGGCTGAAGATTAATATTTCGTAATCTCCTTTGTGACTTGACGGGGAAGCAGTAAAATGCTTCCCCTTTTTTATGCAGGCATACCAGTTTGCAACATAGCATCTTTAATAGGATTCTTAGTTTTGCTTAATGTGCTTGCGTAGTATGTATTAACAGATTGATTATTCTTTTGACTGTTATCTGCAACAGTATTAACTGTCACATCACCGGTTGTTCCTGTTGTTCCTGATGTGGTTGTTGTCACTGTTGTGCCAGATGTGATTGTGCCTGAAGTTGCTGTTAATGTTGGTTTAACAATATCTGCTAAGTCAATACCGCCACTATTATTTTTGTCGTATATTGGATTACCATCTTTATCTATCATCAATACGCTAGTATCATACACTTTACGTTTAACTTGATATGTTCCATCTTCACCAACTTGTGTTATAGTTTCTTCTTTCGATGGCGTTTCAACATACTTGCCTTCTTTCATACTATAAACCATCGGTGGTGTGCCTGAACTATATTCACCACCAGCGATTTCGGCTTGAGGCTTATTAGCCATACCAGTCGTAATAATTGCATCTTGTGCGACAGTAGCACCAAACACGCCTCGCTCTACTGTAGTGTCTAATTTTCCAGTAGCTAATTTTCCAGTGCCCTTATTCAATTCTTTCGTCAAGCCCGTAGATATCTCTTTATAAGTTTTTTTATTTAAATCTTTGGTTACTTTATCAATAGCGGTTGCATCAGCGGCATATGCTTCTTTAAATGTGTCCGTAACAAGTTTAACAATTTGTGAAGCGGCTTTACCTGCAGAAAATGACTTGTCTGGCGCACCCAATGATATTGCCTTGAAATCAGCAGATGTTGGATCACCTTTTCTTAAACTGAAATACACACCACGCACATCCATTGTACACATAATAAAATCAAATGGGGTTGATTTTTTAGTTGCAATTTCGGCAGCCTTTGTTGCGTTAAATCCAACCCTGAGTAAACTATCACAAAGTTCATTAAATTCTTTGGGTGGATTTTCTCTAGGCGCTTGTAAATCTACAATTAAATTAATATTATTATTGTCGCTGACACGAATAATACGCCATACTGCTGGATTAGGCTGTCTTTTTTTCTTGCCCAAAAACTTAGCTAAAACAGTTCCAATAACAAATCCTGCAACAGCACCAACGGGCCCACCCGCCGCAAAGCCCGCTTTGGCCATAGATGCGCCAATTGCAGTTCCAGCGAATGCACCGACAGCATATCCAGCCGCGGCACCAACGTCACCTTTCATCAATGCGACAAACGCTGGTATATAAGGTAAGTATGGCGCAACAGCTTCAAAACCCGTAACAACAGGGCTAACACCAGCGGCTGTTCCACCAGTCCCACCAGCATTAGCGGCATTAGAGAAGAAGTCTGCTTTTGTAGTTGCATCCCAGCCACCAGCCCATGTTGGTGCAACTGATTGGTAAGCATTGGTGATTCCAGAGAATCCACCCATAACACTCTGGCCCATTTCTGTGCCTTTGAACAAATCAAATGCTTTACCACCAAGATAACTTACACCTTTGTTAACTGCAAATGATGCAAGCATATTCATGTATGGATTTTTAATGCCCATCGATTGAACTACTTTTTGTGTGACAGCAGACTTGCCCATATCAAGAGCCATATTACCAACTTCAGCAAGAGGACCACCTCCGCTAAAGAATCCTCCACCACCGCTACCACCTACGCTAACTGATGTTCCGCCACCTGATCCTCTACTTGAAAGAAGTTTGTTTGTTAATATCTGCTGTTCGTATTGTGCTTCATTGATCTGCCTTTGGAGAATGGATCTTTCATCACTGCCTTTTTCTGCAAGTAAGTATCTTTGTTGTGCATCTATTTCTGCTTGTTTTGCGGTATTGAGTTGTGCGCCTATATCTTTTGTTAACTGTGGCACGTTATCTGCAAGAACAACCATACCATCTTTAGTCACTTGCATCAATGGATTATTTTGTGCGGCCGCTTGCAATGTGCCTGCAGAAGGCATTCCTGTAGGCAAACCACCATACTCACCACCATAACCACCGAACGCACCCATGGTTCTCATTCTTGGATCCATGTTACGCATATTGAGTGGCGTAGTTCCCAATCCACTATTAATAGGACTCATCAAAGACGAACCCAATACATTAGCCATGTATCCAATGCCATCTTGCGGAGATGCAAATCCATATTTTGCAAATATAGTCTCTGGTCCTAATGCAACAGTACCTCCACTCGCACCATAAAGAATTTGTTCAAGTGCAGTCAGCTTACCTTGCTTAGTTCCTTTAGCAAGATTGCCTAAAATTTGTCCACCAAGAATATTTGCTTGGTCATCATTCATTCCCATCGAACCAAAGATACCTTTTGCTACAGACCTAGCACCAACTTCCATATAAGATGTTGCGGCTTTGCTGAAAATTTGGCCAAATGCAGGACCGTATTGCTTACCAAATATTGATGTGCCTAATTTAGTGAGTGCTGGCGTAACACCCAACATCTTGTTAAGTTGTTCACCTCTGTACATTTGTCCAGATGCTGTTCGTTGACTTACATTTTTATATCCACCTGGATACAATGCTTTCATCAAAGTGCCAGAAATAGTTTTAGTTAACTGTCTCTGTAGACTATCTGTAAATTGTTTATTTGCTCTGGCTAATACATCTTCGGGTCTAGTGAATTTACCCTTAGACATTGTAATTCGATTACTCTTAAGTTCTTTAGCAGTAATGCGAGTATTTTCGGATGTTTGGCGTAAAAGTTTAACAACTTCTTTTTTACTTTCTTCCGCTTTACGATCAGACAACAACTTGTCTGCTACAGCTTTATTTCTTGCGTTTACAACAGCATTTGAAATTGGGCGTGCGGCAGCGGCTTCAGCTACGGCGCCGTCACCCATTTCAATCAATGGTGTGACAGCCAAAGATGATGCTGGAACAAGATCAACTGATTTGGGTTTAATTGCAGAATCTTTATCAACTTCAGCTTTGAATTTTTCCGATGCTTCTTCTACTGCTTTTTTTGCAACAGGATTAGTTGATGCTATTTCAAGTGCAAGTTTTTTCGCTTCTGCTTCTGTTTTTCCCTCAGACAATACTTTATAATATTTTGTAACTGCATTGTCTGTTAATTTTTTATTTACTTGTGCGGCATATCCAGGAACATTAAATTTAGAATTATCTCTTCTTGATGTAGGTCCTGGTGATTTCTTTGGATCAGCAGACTCTCCAGAATCTGCAGGGCCTGGCTTTGGTATTTCAGCTTCACGATCTACTTTAGTTAATTGTGCCTTTTTTCCTAGTTGTATAAAGTCTCTAGGATTTTTTGACACACCATTTAAACGAATCTCAAAGTGTAAATGTGGACCAGAAGAAAACCCAGATGATCCAACATATCCAATTACAGTTCCCGCTGTCACTTTCGTTCCAGGCATAGAATTCGACATTAACAAATGTGCATAGAATGTTGTGTATCCACTTCCGTGATCCATCATCACAAAATTACCTGATCTAGCGTCACTACTATTTACAGTAATCATACCATCAGCGGCCGCAACAACAGGTGCTCCTTGATATAAAGCTAAGTCAATACCTTTGTGTGTATAACTTGTTTTGTATTTTGGTGGTCCTCTTTTTTCTTCATGTTCACTAGTTACAGTATATGAATTTCTTAAAGGAACTCTCCACTTCAAGCCTGAAGTTTTGTTTGCACCAGTAGTAGCTGGTTTACCAACAGGTGAATTTGCTCGAACTGCATCAGATACACCTTGATCTTCTGGACTTGATGGCGCATATGGATCTGGTCCAGCTGCCGCTGAAGAAGAAGATTTTTTAGGGGCTCCTCTTGATGGACTTTTTGGCTTTCCAGCATCATCACCTTTGTCACCATCAAATGCACCTCCCATGTCAGCAAGATCGTAAGCTAATGCCGCACCGCCAAGAAGAAGCCCAATACCAGGAATTAAAAATAACGCACGTTTTAACGCAAACGAAAGAACTTTTGTCAACATGCTTCTTAAGAAAGGCATTGCAGCCGTAAAAGCCGCTACAATAATAGTTCTTAGTTTAGATAATCCCTTTACTAAACCATCAAGTAACATTTTACCCAC